TGTCGAACAATTCGGACTTGGTGATGTAGTACGAGTGGACAAGGGCTTCTTGCCTGTCAGTGTAGGCACTGTCTTCACGCAGTACGCCAATACAGGCGGGTTCCACCATGTAGGGGTGGATACCGTTGTTGATAACGAGTTTGACAAAGGTTGAGTTGTAGCAAAGTGACCAGGTGACTGCGGTTGAGAACACTTGGTCAGCGTTACTGTTGAGCCATTCGTCATTCAGGGCTTTGCTGAGAGTCGGAACCTTAATCTGTTCGTCTTCGGAGACAGCCGCACCCGTGTGGATAGAGAACTTGGTGGTTTCTGCTGAGTACAGGAACGAGGTCAGTTGGTCAATGTGGGGGTAAATCTTGTTATAGATGGCGGGTACGTCATCAGGAGCGTTACCAAACAGGTAGTAGCTACGCAGGGATGAGTAATCGACTTTGCGTTGCTCACGGCTGACGAGACATTTTTCTATCAAGTCGAGATAGAACTGTTCTCTAGCAATCGGCTCTTTAGGTATTCTCATTTTCTCACCTGTAAGTTTTCATGGTCTGCCATGTAGCTGGCGGCTCTTGGGCCTTGCAAGTCTCCCGCAGCTTTTGGATTTATGCCCACAGATTCTCCGTTAACAGACTTAAATTGTCCACCTAGCACGGATTTCATGCTGATATTTGACCCGCCACCCCAGATTACGGAGTCACCAGGGCGGGTTTCCTTCTGTTTTTGCTGGTTTTGGGCTTGCATAGCGTCTGTAGCTTCGGCAAACTGCTTGTCTGTCAGCTTATTCTTGCGTTTCATGTAGCCAGTCTGGTGTTCACCAGCTTTTGTGGACTTGATGTCCGTCATGTCGTACTCAATAGCCAGTTGTTTTAGGTTATTGTCGGTTGCAGACGTTTTTGGCGACCTTGTGCCTACAGGTTTGAGGTGAACTACGGATAATTCCCCTTTGCAGTTCTTCATAGGGCATGTAGGCTCCCAAGCCTCAAAAATACCGTGGTTTGTGCAGTAATAGTCTCTCAAAATACCCATTTTTACCCCCTTAGTGCTTCGTCAAGTGAAATTTCGCTGTAATCGTGCCTGTTTGTCATCCCAACCTTGATTTTTATGCCATCAGAAGTGACTTGTAACCCCATTTTTGGCATGTAAACGGGCTGAGATTCTTTCCTGTAGTCCACATAGCGGGTGTTATCCCGCCTTTTCATAATCTTCACATTCCCTGCTTTCCACTGTTGGTAGGCTTTACTGACCCTTGTTTGCACTCTGGCGGTCAGTGGTTCTGTGTTGTAGATGAAAACATCGTGGAAATGACCGTGACTTATGCCTGCAAGTTCGCAGAAAAGGGCGATAGAGATGCCTCTTTCCTTGTCAGCGTAGAACCGCTGCATGTGTTGGGTGAGTTCACGCTTGCTTAACGGGGTCATATCTGTACTCCAAGGTGTAGCCTTTGTCCTCTAACCAGTTCAAAAACTGCATTTCTCCGTAAGCGGTGGTTGGGTCGGAGGGAACAACGATGTGGTTATCTGTTATCAGCTTTCTTGTCTGGGCATGGTGGCCTAGCAAAGAGTCAAAATTGAAGCCTTCTTCGTGGAAACCACGGCCTACGTACTCAATACTGAAATGTTTGGCAATGTCGATAGGGCAATACTTGTAGCCGTAACCTTCAAGTACGGGCTTTAGGATGGCAGACAACTGAGCATCCTCGTTCCAGCCGTGTATCTCATTGCTGTTCATGTGCATGATGCCGTGCTTGTTACAGGCTTCTAGGAAACGCTTGCTACGCAGGGAAAACCCTCCGTTTTGGACAACAGAGACAGGTTCTGTGGCTTCAGTCCACGCAAATTTCAGGTACAGGTGACCGTCACCAAAAGCGCAGTGTGATGGTGCGCCTATGTAGTCATAGTCATAGTATTCAGGTTTGAAGTTATTGCCGTTGAGCACCCAACCGTCATCTTGGACAATCAGGCAGAAGTCTGTTTCTATATACGAATACAGACTGTGCATGGTGAACAGGGAATACCCTAAGTAATCTATAGGGTGGCAACGCTTCCACTCTATGCCTTCTGGCATGTTCTCTGGCTTTTCAACAGAGATGAGCAACCCACGGCTACCTGGCAACTCCCGCACAGACCTGACGATGGAGGGCAGGGCAGAGGCTCCGTTGTTGTGTCCGTAGATAGACACGATTGTGAGTTGGTTGTGGTTCATTGTCCGTATAGTCCCACTCTTTTGAGGTAGTCACTGACGTTTCTGCCTACAGCGATTTGTTCAGGGCTGTAGGATTCTTGAGCTTCACTGACATGTCGTGACAGTTTGTGAGCTATCAAGCGAGGTTGAATCTGTTCGGCATAGGCAACGGCAGCAAGGGCAGAGGCAATCACCCTGTCATCTTTACCACGACCAGGTGCTCCTAAGAAACCACCTTCTCGCACGATACCTTTCATCTCTTCTAGGGTATCCATGCTGAGAATACCCATCATGCCCCGCTCAAAATAGTCTTTCATGTACTGCAACATGCGTTCTTTGCTGTTGGCAGTGGTGAGGTAGCCAATACTGTTGGAGAGTCCTCCAAGGGTGTCGTTACGCCTCCAGATGTAGTTAGTCATGCTACCTAGCACATCCATCAAGTCCCGCCCTGTAGCCCCGCCCATAGAGGTTGCCAAGCGTTTCAAGTTCCGCAACTCGTTGATAACGGCTTGACCTGGCCCGTTAACTTCAAGGTTAAGGGTTGAGTTCTTGTATGCGCCAGCAAGGTGGGCGATAACCCACGCAAACTGGTAGGTGTTTAATTCCGAGGTGGCAAACTCAGCAACTTGGTCAAGCCCATCTGCGTAGCATCTGTAGACTTGGATACAGAATCTATCTGCCCAATCAGAACTACCATAAGCGGGGTCAGCACCAATAACGTAGTAAGCAGAATCAATAGGCTCTTCCCATATCTTGAGAGTACCGAGTCTTTCAGTAGATTTAAGAACCTCTGTATCTTGGAACAGTTGACCAAACGCATATCTGTAGTAATCACATTCTGTAGTCTTGCTCTTCTTGGCAGCTTCTGTACACCGAGTGTGTGAGAAGAAGGAGGAGCCTGTCATCACAAAGGCATAGTCCTCAGTGGGTGGAAACTCTTGATACATCAGGGCATCGTCCTTGATACCTTCTGCCATCTTCCACCGCCACCAAGCCATTTGCCGAGAGTTAATCTCAAAGCCGTAGAGCTTCTTAATATCCTTGTGCCACTCTTTCTCTTCCCCTGTTAACTTGCCATCCCAGTACACCTTGTAGATGTTGGAGTCGGCAGGAACAGAGTAGTACTCATTACGCCACCAGCCACAGAAGATGGCACGTTGTGTCTTTGCTCGCTTGGCAGTCTTATACATGTCGTGGAACATGTTGAAGCCTTGAGCCGTACTCTCAAACATGTACAGCCGTTCTGAGTTCTTTTCAGCAAGAGAAGCTATCAGGGAGGCAAGACCTTCTTCGTTACCCCACGATGCTGTCTCAGTCCCGTGTAGGTAAGTGATAGCTTTGCCCTGCCCCAGACGAGACTTATTTCCCGCAATTTGGTAGAAGAGCCTCGACCTGTTCTTGAGAACCATCTGGTTTCTATTGTGGGCAACAAGTGGAATCTTGTATTCCTTGGGCAACCCTTCCATATACATAGCGAGAGTAGAGCGGAACATGTCCCTGTTCTCTTCTGTATCCGCAACCAACGTGCCTTGCCAGCCAGGATGTGTGAACTGCCAGTAGAGGTCAAGAGCCAAGGAAATAGTGGTGATACCAAGTTGCCTACCTTTAAGGATGACAAAGAAGTGGATGTCGTTGTCTAGTCCCTTTTGTATCTCTTCCATGACATAAGTCTGAGTCCCCAGCAGGTTACCCATCTTCTTCAAGCCCTCTTCTTTTGTCTCAATCTTGAGTTCAGAACAGAACTTGTAAAACTTCTTCAGGTCAAAGTTCATCTAGATTCCAGTGAATGATGTCGCCAGCAATACGCTTGTTCTTGGCACACGCTATCAATTCCTTGTAATGTGTGGGCGAATACTTCTCTTTCCATTCCGCAGCCAGCGCAATCTTCTGCTTCTTGTTAGTGCAGGACAAGGCTCTGAACATCTCTCGCTGAAACCGAATACGACTCTCCCGTAATGCCATCCTCGTATCCAGCCCTATATCCATACTCCACAGCCTTCTCAACACTTATAGCCATCATGACCATCATCTGCTCCGTACGGGCAAGTCTGGTCAACAGGTCTGCATACGCATCCCGTAACTCATCCTCACCCATCCAAAAAGATTCATCCATTTAAGACGTTCCGCCTATTCTTTCTGTAGCTGGCCTGTTTACACAGTCCTCCACACCCTTACCTGGTCACCCTCTGTCTTTGCAGTAAACACCCTACCCAACCGCTTGCCAGCCCTGTAATTGGCATTCAGCACCTTAGCCCTTGCCTCTAGCGGTACACAGAAGCTATCCCCAACATCCATGTCTTCATACGGATAGGCATAGACAACCCTCGGTTTAGGCATCTGTACTCCACTCTCCAGCACTAACTCTGTAATCATATTAACCCCTCTACTGATAACTCCATAGTATAGAGAAAAAAAAGGTTAGTCAAGAGCTTGGGACTTAACTAACCAAGGGGACAACTGCAAAGCAACTCTAGCAGAAAACATGATTTTTTTTATGGGGGGCGAGAAGTGGGGTGCACGCCTTTTCAGACCCTCAAACCCAAACGCTCAGCCAAAAGCTATGCGACATGCACACGCAAAACATCAGGCAACCCCTACCCAAAATCTAAGGTGATGACTAGGGAGAGGGGAGGGAAAGACTAGCGCAAGGGAGCGGGATGTGTTAACCCCCTTCCCTTTCCTATCGACTACCATGTTTTGATATAGATAACCTATTATATAAACACACATAGTTAT